TGGATACAACACAGCCTATCACCAATACGAACACTCAACCCTTTCTGTTCTCCGCCTCAAATTTCACGTCGCAACAGGTCTCGGATACTGCTGCGCGGTTTGCTGCAGAATTGCACCGATTGGGTACCGTCATGCATATTGAAATGCCATGGAACGTGTCACTTTCGCCGAGAGCATTGATATTAATCGATGAGACGGAATCACCGCTCGATACGACATATCAAATCGATCACATCGAGCGCCATTTCAGTACAACTTCAGGCAGCTGCCAGATTATCCGAGCGACTGCAGTCTGAGTAAGATTCCGGTGGTTTAGGGATGAGGCATAATGCAAGATGAGTGAAAGACTCTCAAATGCTATCAAATCGCACGCCGCTGACCTGGATCAATCAATGGGCCAGATCAAATTTGGCACCGTGACCTCAGTCAACAACCAAAGCGGCGCCGCCCGGGTTCTCATACAACCAGGAAACGTTTTATCCGGCTGGCTCCCGGTACTATCGCAGTGGGTCGGAAATGGTTGGGGTATGATTTGTCCCCCGACACCCGGCGATCAGGTACTGCTCGTTCCGCAAGAGGGTGACATGGAACAGGGTATCATCATTGGCCGCAGTTTCTCCACAAAACAAGCACCACCGGTAGCCCAAGGAGGGGAATTTTGGCTGGTCCATCAGAGCGGGAGTTTCCTAAAACTATGCAATGATGGAACCATTCGAGTGAATGGTGACCTTCATGTTCAAGGCGACGTCTATGATCAACATGGCGCTGTGTCAAGTCTACGGGCGCATTACAATTCCCATACGCATTCGACACCTTCGAACGGAACGACCAGCGCTCCAACTCCTTCGGACTGATATAAATGAATGATATTTTCCATCAATGGGGTGCCGATCTTGCTGTAAGCAGCAGGGGCGATTTGGCTATCGCGAGTGGCTCTGATGCGGTTAATCAACGGGTGTGCCGACGCCTCCTCACCAATGCGGGGGACTATCTTTGGAACCTCGATTACGGCGGCGGATTGGGCCAATTCGTCGGTGTCCCTATGCGACCCGCCGATATAGAGGCAATTGTTAGACAGCAACTGGAACTAGAGACTGCGGTACCCGCAATCCCGGCTCCACAGATTAAAGTCCGTATCGCTGATGCCACTAATGGATACGTCTTCGTCACGATCACTTACGCTGATCCTTCGTCCCTGGCACCGGTTCAATTAGTCGTTTCGAATGGTGGATAGGCTATGATTCTCAATCTCAAGGGATTTTCACAACTCATTGAGGACATGGGCGCGGCGTTACAAAGTTCAGCTAGCAACGTAATCGACGTATCGGTTGGATCGGTAGTTCGTGCTATATTTGAAGCCAACGCGTCTGTTGTGCTTTGGCTGCAGTGGCTTCTTGTTCAAGTCCTACAATCGACTCGGGCATCTACATCCAGTGGTCCGGACTTGGATTCATGGATGTTGGATTTTGGATTGACGCGTCTCCCGGCTATCGCATCTACGGGGATTGTGACTTTTTCGCGATTTACCACTAATCTGCCGGCTACGTTACCCGTCGGAACTTTGGTTAAAACCACCGATGGCTCTCTATCCTTTTCGGTTACAGAAGATCAGTCCATCTCGATATGGCAGGCCAGTTCCTCGGCATATATTCTCCCGAGCGGCGTGGTATCGGCAGATGTTCCGGTTGTATGCACGAGTAACGGAATGATCGGTAATGTGCTTACAGGAAGCATTACGATTATAGCCGCCTCACTACCCGGAATTGACCTCGTGTATAATGCAAATCCATGTTCCAACGGAGCAGACCCCGAGGACGACCAAGCTTTTCGTGGCCGATTTCAGGGGTATATTGCAAGTCGATCCCGGGCGACACTTGTTGCCGTCCAAAATGCGGTTGCAAATGTGCGTCAATGCTTGAATGTGTCTATAATGGAGAATACTGACTCTAGCGGCAACCCAGAAACCGGGTCGTTCCTGGTTGTTTTGGACGATGGGACCGGGTACCCCTCAGCCGATCTGCTGTCCATGGTTGCCTCTGCTGTGGACGCTGTACGGCCCATAGGAACGCGATTCTCAGTCATTGCTCCGGGGGTCCTAGTTGTTAGCGTCACGATGAGCGCGGGTCTCATTTCTACAGCCATTCCCTCGCAGATCATAGCGAGCATTCGGAACCACGTCGCCTCCTACCTGGGCGCCCTACCAATTGCAGCCGGAGCCTCTATCACACGTGTCGCTCAGAGCGCTTATCTGGCCGGTTCCACCGTTATCAATATCTCTAATGTGGAACTAAACGGATTGGCGACAGATATCGTGGTTGGGCCGTTGACAGTCATAAAATCTGGGCAAATCACGGTTACGGTCAATGGTGGGTGATCTTTCGGACTTCATGTATCGGATCTCGGTCGTTCTTCCAAAGCGCTGGTTTTCCGAGCAAAGCCCCAATCTCAATGCGTTGCTGGCGGCCATTGCCACGCCATGGGTTTGGCTTTACAGTCTAATCGTATACATGATTAATCAGACTAGGCTGCTGACTGCAACCGAAGACTGGCTCGATCTAATATCAAATGACTACTTTGGGGTCAATCTCCTCAGGAAATCGGGAGAGGTTGATACCGCATATCGGGATCGCATCCAATCTGCATTACTACGCGAGGCAGCGACTCGATCAGCGGTTGTCTCGAACCTGCAGAACTTAACTGGAACCCAACCGTTTATATTCGAGCCTGCAAATTGCTTGGACACCGGATCCTTCGGTGATCCATCATCGATTTCTAGCTTTGGGGATACGGGAATGGCATATGGCATGGCGGGCGGTTGGGGGAGCCTGCTACTGCCACTCCAATTCTTTGTCACCGCATTCCGTCCGGCGATGCCGGGTGTAGGAATGTTGGCTGGGTATGGTATACCATCGGGCGGCTTTGGGGTTGGCGTAATCGGTTATGTCGACCTCGCTATGTTACCAGGCGCCATCGACGACGCGGACATTCAAACGACTTTAAGCAGTTTGCTACCGATGAACGCCGTGGCCTGGCTACGAATCATTTAATCGAAATTTCTGAAGTGGTCAAAATACCGCATGGACCGCAATATCGTCTATCCTGGCAGCATTCCGCTTGATACCGACCTGCTGTCTATCAACAAAAACGCGATGATCGGCTTGGGTTTTCTAATTCAGGCGGTGCTCGGTACTAATACGGTGGCTGACGGATTACAATGTCAGCCAACGAATCCTCCGTCCATGAGCATAACAATCGGGCCGGGCAGTATCACACAATTTGGGCCGATCGATCTGCAAGCTTATGGCTCGATCTTAGCGGATCCGACCGATCTAATCATGAAGATGGGCATCAATACGGGATCCACCACCTTCAACCTTACAGCACCGGCAAGTGTCGGGCAGTCAATTAACTATCTAATCGAAGCCTCGTTTGCCGAGGTTGACAGTAACCCTGTAGTTTTGCCTTATTACAATGCGAGCAACCCAGCGCAGTCTTTTAGCGGTCCAGCCAACTCAGGATCGCCGCAAAATACTGTACGTGCCCAACAAGTCCAACTGCAACTTAAGGCCGGTCTTCCAAGCAACACCGGAAGCCAAACCATACCCGCAACCGATAGCGGATGGATTGGGCTGTACCAAATTACTGTCTCCTACGGCCAGACACAAATCAGTGCCGCCAACATAACAATAATTCCCACAGCACCTTTCCTTGGTTGGAAGCTACCTTCGTTACGCCCTGGATTTGCGTCCGGCGTACAAAGTTTCACGAGTAGTGGGAATTTCAACGTCCCTGCAGGAGTTACCCAAGTCGAGGTCGAGGTTTGGGGTGGTGGATCAGGGAGCTTTGCCTCACAGCCAGGCTTAGCAAGCGGTGGTGGCTCTGGAGGGGGCTACGCACGGAAATTGGTCACGGGTCTGATCCCGGGCCAAGTGGTGCCTGTTACTGTCGGCGCCGGAGGTACAGGAGGTTCTACGTCTGGTGCCGCCGCCGGTCCCGGTGGCACTTCCAGCTTTGGCCAATTCGTCAATGCGACTGGAGGTAGTCTAAACTATCTCGCAACGACTACGGGTCTTCAAAATGGCGCTACGCCGCCCGGAATTGGAGTGGGAGGGGACGTGAACTTTATTGGGTCAGCGGGTCAGGCTGGCCTGCTGAATCAAGGCGGCATGGGGGGCGCGGCCGCTATCGGCGGCGCTCAAAACAGTGGTACCACCGGAAATAACGGAAGTTTTCCCGGCGGAGGTGCCGCTGGCGCTGGCACCGGCGCCACGGGCAACACTGCCTTCAATGGCGCAACTGGCGGCGGCGGCCTGGTTGTGGTGCGTTGGTAATTGACATTTGAGATCAAAACTACCTGGCAGGTCACTGCTGTCCGGTTAAAAGCCAAACAACTCCAATTGGTTGTCATCTTGTGCAGTATCGTATCTGTTGACTGATTGGGAAAATGCCGTCTGGATCCGGATTTTTCAAACACCGAAATTATCTGCAGCAATGTGTAGAGAGGCGCCTCCAGCTTGAGCCGTTTGCGCACGATTGCCACCAGCACATAGACCGAGACGGCAATCCATATCTGCGTCTTCACGGCGTTCTCCGAGGTACCAAAGAACTGCTTGATCCGAAGGTGCTGTTTGATCAATTTGAAAAGAAGTTCCACCTGCCAGCGGCTTTTGTACAGGTCGCAGATGGTCAAAGCCGGTAACGCCGTGTGGTTGGTCAGGAAGATAAGCGTCTTGTCCTTTTCGGCATCGCGGAAGCAGATGCGCCGGGTAGTCCTGGCGGGTGCGGGGGTCGTCCAGTGCGATGGTTTGATCCGCGATCACGCCCCTGCTCCGGTCGGTGGGCGCGGAATAAACCCGATGGGCATTCAGATTGGACTTGGCACGCGTGACGAAGAAGGCACCACCCTGGTGCAGCGTATGCAGGCGGGCGAAGTCGATATACCCGCGATCCATGACGTAAATGGCGCCGGGTTCGGAGATCAGCATATCAAGAGCATGAACATCCGTCCCAGCAACGAACTGCCGAAAAGCCACATGTCTCATAAACTTCCAGCGAAAGTCGGTTCAGCGAACCGGACACTAGTGATGGCAGGTAATTAGACCGAGGTAAACCTGGCCGGTGACAATTATGATCCCGTCCGTCATCAAACCCAACCGGAAAGTCGCAATCAGACCGTTCCGCTGATCGCATATTCAAGAGTAGTTCCTTTTTTTTAAGTAGGGATATCCAGGTGTCAACTACTGTGAGCCATGTCTGGAAGCCGAGCCACGCTCGCTTGGTGACAATCGATTCTTTTGTTCCCGTTCCGAGAGGTACTATGGCGGTAGCGCCCTTACCCCTGAACTGGCCAGCGAAAGATCCCGGAGATGTCCTGGACTACATCCTGGACATCGGGCCCGCTATCGTGGGAAATGATGGCGATGGGATCGCGACCTTAGCCGTTACCGCTTCGCCCTCCAATCCCGGTGACCTCGTTGTTCAAAGTACTACGGCCGATGGAAGCCGGATTGTAATATGGTTGTCTGAAGGTCAAGCCGGGACGATCTATACTATCACATTCAGCATAAACACAATCAATGGTCGATCACTGCAGCGAAGTGTCCTAATACCCGTAGTTTCGCTGTCCACTCCACCCATCCCGCCTAATGCGCTGATCACAGCTGATGGGGTTCTGCTGACCGATCAAAACGGGAATCCCGTTCTATCGAGCGACTGATGAATTTCGCTAATACGCGTGACGACGATTGCTTCTATGACGTTCTGATCGACCCCAGGCAAGATTTTTAGAGTGTGGAGAATGATTACTGATGCCAACGATTGATGAGCTAGCCCCTGCTACCTCGGCTTCTGACGCTGATGAATTTATCGTGTCTCAAGGAGGCATTGCTCGCAAGGTTACTCGCGCGCAGATATTAAATGGTGTTCAGACGCAACTGACTGTACCCGCAGGGTCACTGCTCGGCGGCGTTGGCACAGGTATCGGCGTTCCTCAGGTAATTACCGTTGGCGAGAATTTGAATTTCAACGGATCGACGTTATCAGCTACTGCTTCACCTTTCTCAATCCCGGCGCTTCCAACCGGAACGGTCCCCGCCAGCGGCGATCTGATATCGATTTCCCAGGCGGGGACTAATGTGGCTGTTACATATAGCCAGCTTCTTGCCGGTATGTCTGGCGTGGCGGATGTTGATCTCTCACACGCCTTGGTGACTCCGACCGGCACAACGGCCGCGCAAACGCTGGCCGAGCTGGCGGCCAATATGATAGGTGTAACAGGAGGCACAATCCTAGGCAGTCTCACATTAGCAACTGCCCCAGTTGGAGCCGGTCAGGCTGTGAATAAAGGCTACGTTGATTCGCAGATTTGTACCGCTCTACCGCTCGGAGGCGGGTCGATGTTTGGGATGTTAACCCTTTCGGCAGCTCCGGTGCACTCGATGGACGCAGCGACCAAAGGATACGCTGACATCATGGTGACGGGAATGCTTCCATTAGGCGGTGGGTCGCTCGCTGGTAGCCTGTTCCTTGGTGCAGACCCCGTAACTGGCCTGCAGGCGGCAACCAAACAATATACCGACCAGAAATTAGCCCGGGCCGGTGATACTCTATCCGGGATACTTACCCTTGCAGCAGATCCGGTGGCCGCGCTGCAAGCGGCAACAAAGAATTACGTGGATGCTCAGGTTTCGCAGGTTCTACCGAAATCCGGGGGAACATTAACGGGAAACTTGTTTCTTGCGTCTGATCCAACCGGCAATGCCCAGGCATCCACAAAGCAATATGTGGACCAAAGAGTCAATCGGTCGGGAGATACACTGACCGGAATCTTGCTCCTCGCAGCGGATCCGACGCAAGGACCCCAAGCGGCCACAAAGAACTACGTTGATAGCGAAATCGCGAGCACCGTGGTTCGGTCCGGTTCATCGATGACGGGTGCACTACTGCTCGCATCGGACCCTGCTATTCCATTGCAGGCCAGCACTAAACAGTATGTTGATCTGCATGTTATGCGCAATGGCGATACGTTAACGGGTGCATTGTATTTAGCATCAAATCCCACCACTCCGCTGCAGGCTGCGACGAAGCAGTACGTGGATAATGAATTACTGACAGCTGTAACTGTGGCGGGTGGCACCTTTACGGGTTCGGTTACTTTAGCGGGTGACCCGACTACAGCAGCTCAAGCGTCGACCAAAAGATATACGGATACAAAGGTATCCCGCGTTGGGGATACCCTCACTGGTGCGCTTATCCTGGCATCTGACCCCGTGGTGGCAAGCCAGGCTTCGACGAAGAACTATGTCGATGTGCAAATCCTAACCATGCTGGCAACGGTGGGGGGCAGTCTCACAGGACCGCTGTTTCTGAATTCTGATCCGGTTAATTCCACACAAGCCGCAACGAAGCATTACGTCGATGCCCAGTTCGCCAACGCACTCCCTTTAACTGGGGGGTCACTGAGCGGTATGCTGTCTTTGGCTGGAGGCCCGACGGCCGCCGTGCACGGAGCGACGAAACAGTATGTGGATAATCAGGTGGCGACGGCGCTGCTTCAGTCGGGTGGCTCGTTAACGGGAATTCTCAGCCTGGCGGGCGCGCCGACAGCACCGCTACAAGCCGCAACTAAATCTTATGTCGACGCAAATCCGAACTCGCAGCGCGTGATCAACGTCACCCTGCCGCCTTATGGGGCGAAGATTGACGGCGTGACGGACGATACCGCCGCCTTCAAGGCGGCATATCAAGCTGCGGCGGTCGGAGCGGCTATATACGTTCCAGCAGGCACGACCGTTCTGCAGCAGCCTGGCAACTGGGGAATTGCGCTCACCAAACGTGTTAAGTGGATCATTGATGGGACGCTGCTGCCAGACGGAACGCCGCTGGCCGCGGCGATCCCGACGGGAGGCGCACCCGCAGCGTTCGTATTGCCTGGATTTGCAGTCGGTAACACGCCCTTTGGTATGACGACGTCTCAGGGCGCGTCGCAATCGACTGACTTCGCCGTCAATCAATCATCTTACATTGTCAATCATAATGGTGGCCAGAATGGAGCGGTCATCGCGAATGTCCGCGCTGACACGATCATTTATGGTAGCCCGGGTAATTTCGTCTGGGGAGGGCTCGACCGCTTGCTCTGGGTGGGAACCCAAACCCCCACCGCTGCCACCCCCGCTCAGCATGTCAGCCGGTATATCCAGACAGTCCGGCAGGCAGCAACGATGGGCTCCAACGGAAGCTTCCTGCCACAGCCGCAGCTCTGGGCGGCTTGCCTGGAATACAGAGACACTACCGGTGAGCCGTCAAGTGCAACGAATGCGGCGCTTACGGTCGAAATGGACTGGTTCGGCAATGGTTTGGACGACGCGAACAACCGGATCATCCAAAGCCTCGTGATTGGCCAAAATAATATGTCGGGTCCAGCGGTCGAAGTTGGGACCATAATAGGTGTTTATCTCAGCGGCGGCTCGGCCGGGAGTGCAAAAACGGTCTTTGGGGTCGGCGTTCCTTTTTCAAAGGCCGTACTTGATACCACATATGCCCAGCAGATCAACAATGCGCCTGTCATTAAAATGTCTGCCGGCCAGGCAATCGCGTTTGAAAGTACTAACAGCAACCGATTACTGTATGACAGCACGACAAATACTCTTCGATGGAATCAGGGTACACTTTCTTATCCTGTTGGAAAGGGCATATCAGTTGGTTGGGTAAACGTATTCTCTACATCCACCACGCTCCCAAACTATACGTCGGGAAATATAACTCTACTGGTGGGGTGTACTGGTACCTACTCAATTACATTACCGCTGGCGAATACGGTCGCGGCGGGTACGGGATTTACTTTTTCCGTTACTGGGACTGCGCCTGTCAATATTCTCCCTAGCGGTACGAACGGTATCGATTCGGGACCGATAACGCTACACGCGAATGACCGGTACCATATAATATCGGATGGAAGCTCATTCTGGCACGAGGTTTTTTGGACCAATACCGTGTCCCCGAGATTCCTGGGGCCGATGGTATTGGCGTCCTATACCGTTGCGAATTTACCAAGTGGTGTTGTGGCTGGCGCAAAAGCCTTTGCCTCGAACGCGCGGAAGCCTGGCGAACCGGCGGGCGGGGGAAGTGGGGTGGAGGTGTTCTTCGATGGCGTTCACTGGATCTCTTCATGCAGCGGCGCCGTTGTCAGCGCTTGAAACTTCTCGCTTCATTATTGAATTATTAGGTTGCGATCCGGATGCCAACAATCTCACAATTGCCGTCTGCATCCGCGGTTTCTGCGGCGGACGAAATTCCAATCAGCCAAGCTGGGGTCGCCCGATCGGCGTCTGTCGGAACACTTTTGGCGCCGGTCCAACCCGCAATTATATTAAGTTCACCAGCCCTTCTCGGTCGGAATAGTATCGGATCTGGTGGACCAGAGCAGGTTCAGGTCGGTGTCGGCGTGAACCTATCCGGCGGCACCTTGGTAGCCGACGGGCTTGACCATTCAGGTTTTCCGTCCGTCTCGGCGCTCTCGGTGGACGCCGAATTGGTGATCTCAAACCAGGGAAGCCCGATGCTCATGCCGGCTTCTTTTTTGCGTGGTTTATTCTCGGCAGGAGAAAATGTCGCCATAGATCCGAATGGCGTTGTATCTGCAATGAACGGGTCCGCGGTCGCGGGAACTACCCTGTCGGTAAGCGGCATAGGGGATTTGCCGATCCTTACTGGACTTGCGGATCAGGATTTGGTTCCCCTGAGCCATGGCGGCTCGGCCTATGCAATTTCATACAGCAAGTTCCTCGATGGGATAACGATCGATCAGGCGCAGGCTGCTGGTCCGGCAAGCGATTCGGATATGCTTTGGGTGGCTCAAAGCAGCAATGTCATGGTGAGCCAAACCCTCAGAGCCGTCTGGGTGTGGGTGGCCAACAAATTGCCTACTTACAAAGCACCGATCGTTGAGATCACAACCAGCATAAATCTTGATACGACTTTGCATAATGGTCGTATTCTGGTTTGTAGTCAACCAGCCACCCTCACCCCATTGACAACTGATTTGGGTAGTGGCTTTCAATGCGTGGTGATCAATGCGAGCCTTGGCACTGTAACCCTGGGATCGGGATTCGTAACTTCCAGCGGCAGCTTGACTTTAATGCCGTGGCAATCCGCGACGCTTTGTTGTGCAACCTACTCTGCTGGCACAATAGCGTTCGCCGCGATGCCGACCGGGGAGCCTACGGCCGTTGTTCCGGGTCAGGTGACTGGTCTGTCAGCTTCGAGTGTCGCGGCGAATACGATTGCCATTTTTTGGCAATCGCCGTCTAGCGGTGGGGCCGCAACATCTTATGTCGTGCAATTCCGTCTCTCCGGGACAACATCTTGGAGTTTAACGACACCCGTCATTGGTTCGACGGACTATGCACTTAGTGGGCTGCTTCCAGCAACAAGCTACGATATTATGGTGACTGCCCTGAATACGTCTGGCGCCGGTGTTACGTCCTCGATTCTCACAATTTCGACCGCCGCTGCTGCTCAGCAGGCGGTGCCGCCTCAGGTCATCGGTCTGGTGGCAACCGTAGCTTCAAGCAGCTGTATTCAACTCGAATGGGCAGCTCAGAGCGGTACAAGTTCTGCTACCAGCTTTACGGTGCAATATCGCCTGACCGGTTCGTCGAGTTGGACTTTCTCATCCTCAGGCATCATCGGTGCGGGAGACACTATCTCGGGGCTGGCGGCCGCGACGAGCTACGATTTTTCGGTTGTAGGCATTAACGCTGCTGGGAGTGGAACAGCCTCCGCCATCATTACGGCCGTGACGAACGCAGCTATCGCGTCGGTCAATTCCATTACGTGGAATTTGCTACCCAGCGGCCCCTATACACATGGGAGCGGAGCGATTGGCATTAATGCCCTGATCATCCCCGGCTCGTCCCCTGTTCGGTTTGGTTTCTCAACATCTGCAAGTTCTCCTCCGTCAGTGTGGACCCAAGCGACACTTGTTAGCACGAACCTATGGGGTGCCTATTTGCCGACGCCTTCGACGGTCGGCACCTGGTACACATGGGGAGAAGGTCTTGATGGTAGTGGGCAGACCGTCAGTTCCGGCTCGTTCCAGGTGCAGTGAGCCATGAGCCTAGCCCATCTTGTATCTCGTTCATTGCGCTAAAGTAGCCCCGGATCGAGACGGTGGCGACCGTCCCGATCCGGAGGGCATGAGACCGATATCCCACCGG